GCTCATGAACCGCGTCCGTCTGGAGGTCGCGTTTCTGGGCACCCTTGGCCTTGTTGGCGGCGAGAGTCAATTTCGTGAGCTTCGACATCGGCTTTCCGCTCTTCCCGCCCTTCAGGAACTTCTGGCCACCCTGCTGGATCTGCTTGTCCGCGAACGCCTTGCCCTCACGGTACGCCTTGGCGTCCTTGAGGATCTCGATGTAGGTCGCGTTGTCGAGCATCGCGAACTCTTCCGGCGCAATGCCGTAGGTCGAGCTGGTGAACTCCGCGAGGGCACTGATGTCAGCGGCTGCCTTCTGTGGGTCTGCCCACGTCGGGTTATTCTCCACTGCAATCTTGTGCTGGTTCTGGAGCCACGCAGTACGGTGCTGCATGAATTCCTGCTGGGCCTCGGCATCGAGTCTTGCCCGGCTTTCGTCCAGTGCACCCTTCAGGGCTTCGAGGTTGCTTTGCTTGACCTCGAATTCGCGAAGACGCACGGAATACTCGCCCGGGTTCTCGGCGCGGAGCCTGTTCCAGTCAACTGACTGGAAATCACCTAGAAGTTGGTCCTTCTGGAACTGATAGAGCTGATCGTGAACCGCCAGCCTTGACTGGAGGTCCTGCGCGACGTGTGCTCTCACTTGCTCGAATTCCTTCCGCTCTGCTGCCAGAACTTGGGACTTCTGCGTGTAGTTGCGCCCCATCTGGAGGCCTGTTTTCAGCTCCTCCATGGTGGCGTGGGACACCTCACCATCGACCTTGATCGCGATGCGGAACTTTCCGTCCTCACCGATCACAACGTCTTTGGCAGGGATGCCAAGGGCCTCGGCCAAGATCGCGGCGTCCTCTTCGGTGTAGCCGTCTCCGCCTTCTCCCTCTTCACCAGACTCATCACCCTCACCCTCTTGCGTTGAAGGGTCCGGCTCTCCCTCACGGGTGCCGTTGTCTTCTTGCTTCTCAGGCTCGTCGTTCGTCTGTTCGCCTCGCAAAAGCTGGGCGATTTGATCGGTGGTATCACCGACGCTCGCCCCTTCCGGGGTAGAGGTAGTCGTTACATCACTCATCTGTAGTTCCCTCATCGGGTTGTTTGAAATCATCAGGCTCCGGTGGGAGCAGCTTGGTCCCCGAGTCGATGACGGACTGAACTTCAAGCTCTAGGTCCGCAACGGCTGCGTGGGCAAATTTGAGCCGGGTCAACTCCTCGGTGTTCGTGGGGTGGACGGCGAGAAATGCGTCATAAATGGTGGCCTTACGGGCGGCGATGAAATCCGCAAGGAAGAGATCGAGGGCCTCCTGCGCACGTCTTGCGCGGGCCTTGTCTTCGAGGATCTTTCCCTTCAGGTCGAATTCGGGATTCATGCGGCGGCCTCTGTGGTTTCGTTCTCTCCAGCACCCTCACCCTCGGCCAGCTCTGCGTTCTGGGCAAAGTTGGCATCCTGATCGCTCTTGGCCTGCGCCTCGATCTGGGTGAGCTTGATGGCGGTGTCGAGGATGATCTTTTCGCGGGCGATCTCGCGGTCGGCGTCCTTCCCTGCGGTCTCGGCGGCGGCCTTGGCGGCGTCGAGCTGGTGCTTGAGGTCCTCGATCTGGGCCTTGAGCTGCACGTTCGCGCCCTGTGCCTGCGCCTTCTGCATCTCGGCGTCGGCGAGCTTCTGCTGGAACTGCAGCTCGGCCATCGCCTGCTGCATTTGCTGCTGGCTCTGCTGCTGCATGGACTGAGCCGCGTTCTGGGCGGCCTGCTGCCCTTCGGGGCTGCTGGGGTCCATGAAGTACCGGGAGGCTCCAGTAAGCCCCCCGAACTTGCAGTAGTCGTCGAGGGTCGAGTAAACCTTGACCGGGTCAACAAGGGCCTGCCCCGGCATTTGCTGGATGTTGCCCTGAAGCTGCAGTACACCCTGCAGAGTTTGGAAGCGACGGGTGTTGTCACCCGACCCTAGGCCGACGCTGACCGTGGTCCGGGAGCGGTGGGGCCACTTCGCCGGATTCGTCTGGACCCACTGGCCCCGGAACTGGACGTCCTGAACAGCATCGACGTGCCGGACGAGCAGATCCCTGACCCGAAGGCAGAGCGGTTTGATCGCCGTTTCGGCGATGACACGGGTGATGAGTCCAACGAGCGCCTGCGCGGCTGTCAGGAGGTTCTGAACACCCTCAGAGCCGACGTTGCCGCCGATCTTCTGTGGGGTGGCGTTGCCTTCGGGGCTGACGCCCACGCGGCCTGCCCTGACCTCGTCGATGTACTGGAGCATGGTGAATGCGGCCTGACCCACCAGCGGGGTCACGAGCGGTGTCACCGCGTTGACGTTCTTGACTCGGATGACGCCGCCCGGGCGTGATACGAGGACGTCATCGAGATTAGCCTGCCCTTCGACCACGGTCAGGCGTTGGTTGTTCTGGTAACTGATGTTGTCGAGCGTGTTCCTGAGCAGCGCGGTCTTGATGTCCTGCAACTGTTTCAGGCGGTCATAGATGCTCAGGCCTTGGAACTTGTGCGGCATCAGGATCGCGACGGCAGACACCCACGGGTACTCACTGACCTCCTCGATGTCGAGGATGTGGGTGGGGTTGGTTCCGCCCACCACGGTGATCTTGACGCGCTCACCGATGCCGTCACCGTTCAAGTCCATGCGCATGAAGCACTGAGCCACCTCGATGACGCGCTGACTTACGTCATCCGTCGGGTGGTGTTCGCTCAGGCTCTCGCCCTGCGCCCGCATCCGGTAGTGACTGGGGTCGAGGCCGATGGTGTCGCCGATCTCGGCCAGCACCTCGGGGTCATAGCCGTCCTCGACCAGTTCGCTGATGGTCTTAGTTACGATGCGGGCCGTAAACCGGGCCTCGCTCAGATCGGCACTGTTGAGGTCACCGTTGTAGCGGAACTGTTCCGGTGGGCAGCTCTCGATCCTGACGCGGCCTCCTGAGGGCTGCAGCGCGACGCGAATACTGTAGAGGCCATCTTCACCCTGCTGGTACTCCAAAAGCTGGCCTTGCGTCTCTGCGATGGCCACATTGACCATCTCGGGCGTCAGGCCGCTGAAAGCCTGCACGGTAGGCTCGCGGTTCTTCTCGTAGTACACCTGAAACAGGCCGAACTTCTGCAACAGGGCATCGAACACCACGTCATGGATGAGCGTGAACCCGTTGTTGTCCTTCATGATGGTGTCGAAGGTCAGCTCGGTCTCAAGCTGGGCCTGCATCTCATCCTGTGGGCCGAGCGGGTCGAAGCTCACGATCTCCTTGCTGCCCGTGATCGACTCCATGATCTGGGGCCTGATCCACTCGATGGCATCGGCTACGTCGGTGCTCACCACCTGTGACCGGCCCTCGACCTCCTTGCCGTTGGGCCGACCGAGATAGGTCGAGAGGGCCGTTTGCCAGTCGTCATAACGTTCACTGTTGTTCAGCTCATTGCTGACAATCGAAAGGATCTGGTCGTCGTCCAGTGCGCGCTCGGCCATCAGGTGGTGCTCCGGTTCTGAATACTGTAGTCAAGCTGGCCGCGACTCCACGTCACGTTCGACAGCTCAGGTGCTGCGATGGCCAGATAGCGGAAGCTGTCGGCCCCGTGACTGAACTCATCGTGAAGGGGTCGCACCGCGAGCTGCCCGTTGTTGCCCTGCGGGGTGTGCCACCGGTACCGCTTGAGGCACTCGATCAGGGCCGTGCAGCCCTCATCGATGTACACCCGGGGGAAGACCTCGCGGGCGATCTTGATGCCCTCTTCGAGGGTCACGTTCTCGATGGGTTGCGGGTTGCGCCCCAACTGGGTCAGGACCTGTGCCGCTGACTGGTTGGTCTGGATGCTGCGGTGGTACGCATCGTGGGGGACCTTGTCGTCACCCCAGTTGTGCTCCTTGGCCTTCAGCTCCTGCACATAGCTGGAGAGTGCGCGGTTGTTGTCCTGTACGTAGTCCACGATTCGGATCTCGGAAGCCGCCACCTGTACCAAGATGATGGCCGTGTGATCCGCAATGCCGAGATCCCACACTGTGTGGGTCTTGAGAATGGGATCGACGGGAACGCGGCGGATGCGCCCCTCCAGCTCCATGCTCTGCATCTCTTTGAAGTAAACGGCACCCTCCACAGCGGGCAGATGGGCACCGAGCCAGACGTGTTCGTAGGTCTCGGGGAACGCCGCCTGATGGTAGGCGCGCTCGTCCTCCAGCTCTTTCGGGAACCATGGGTTCATGTCGAAGTTGACCCGGAGCGTGAGGCAGTCCGGCGGGGTATTGCGCAGGAACCTGACGCTGGTGGCGTCGCTCTCTAACTGGGGGTTCATGGTCACGATGAACCGGGAACCTTTCTCGCGGATGGTGGGGATCAGGAACTGCCAAGACCGATCAGAGACCGCCTGCCCTTCCTCCACCCAGCAGTCCGTGATGCCCGCCATGGACTTGATGCTGTCCACGGTCATGTTGCTCAGGCCTGAGAAGATGAACAGGCTGCCGTTCGCGCCCCGGATCTCCGTGTCGAGCACCGTGTAGAACGATTCAAGCCCGAGATCCTTGATGCAGTCCGTCAGGAGGCGATGCACCGACTCTTTGATGCTGCGCTGGATTTCGCGGCAGCAGAGCACCCTGAGAGGCTCCTGCGCGGCCTGTAACAGCAATGCGCGGGCGACGGAGTGAGACTTCCCCGAGCCTCGACCACCGTACAGCACCGTGTATCGGCGTCGCTCGAACAGCACCCGGGCGTAGCCCGGCAGCTTAGTCCTGAGTGTGTCCGGGTTTGCTGCCATCAATGAATTCCAACTGCACCTTCGGTAATTGGGTCACGGCCACCGTCGAGTCCACCTGAGCCAGCTTGGGGACGTGGTACTGGATGACCTTCTGGTAAAGGTCAAACGCCCGGCCCGGGTCAGGCTCTACGATAACCCGTTGTTTTAGCAGGCCTTCTTCATCGAAGTAGTAATCAAAAACGCCGTTCGCGACCTGATCCAGCCAAAGGGTCAGGCGATGCGCGTTGCCATCCACGAACCGCGCAATGGCTGCGCGGGCATCACTTGTGGCTTTGTTGGGTACGCCCTTGCGCGATACGGGGTGTGGGTTTCCTCTAGCCATACCGGTTCACATCGCTTCACTGAGAAATTGCACGAACTACCTACGTCTGCCTGCGATTAAGTCCTTATACCAGAAAGGTTTTCTGGTGACCAATGCAATTATTTTCAAAAAAGTGTGAAAAATTTGATGTTTGCCTATTGCAATTGCCTATATATGCCCGGATAATTCGTATCACGGTTTCGGGATGGCCTCGGAACCCTTACCCTTACGGAGTTACTCCCATGATGTTTGCACAAACCCTTTCACCCCTTTCAAACGACCAG